CCCATTATTGGATACATTAAATGGGCAATATCACGCTGAAACCCTGTGGCTGCCCAAGCTGAAATTGCACCTATAAAAGCTATCCCAAGTTGTTTTGCGTCTGACACGCTAAATTTAAAATGATGCTTTAAACTCATAACGAACCTTTTAACTCATCATAAATAATTTGTGGAAGTGGCCCAGTAACCTTAATGCCTTGTTTTGCTTCATACTTAACCAATGCCGTCCGTGTTTGTTTATTCATAATTCCTGTAACATAATTACTTGGAAGAAGTCCCGCCTTCAATAAAGCTTTTTCTACTGCCATAACTGCATCACTTTTTTGACCCAAATTGAATGCTGTTGTGCTTGTTGGAAATGGCGGTGCTACAAATACTGTGGGAGAAGGCGTAGGTGTTGGTGTTGTTCCGCCTGTTGTAATTGGAGTGCCATGTAAAGCTGCTGCAGCGCCCGCTGCGGCTGTGCCAGTAGCTGCCACACCTGCTGTTGCCTTCTTACTTGTAACACCCTTTGAAACAGGTTTTAAAGGCACTGGGTATTTAGGTCTTACAATAGCCATAACGTAAAGGTATGGACGATGTTCTCTGTAACACCCTCCACCATTTGCAGCAGCACTTGTATTTTTATCAGTTGTATTAAACCCAATCGTTGTCAATCCATCTGATGATGCTGACTCAATTATTTCAACATGCTCTGCTACGCCAGTTCCCCAACTAAAGAATACTAGGTCGCCTGGTTGCCCTTGATATTTGTTTACAACTAAGCCTTGTCTCTGAAACCATGCCAGGCCTGCAGGACAGTATGCGAAACCTTTTGGAGTTTGTGCAGCAACTAAATGTGATAAACCAACTTGTGCAAAACACCACGAAATTCCCATAGCACAATAACTTGCATTAGGGACACCATACCAAATTCCGTATGGGTTTTCATTCATAGGTCCTTCAACAAAACCTATTTGGCTTCTAGCAACATTTAATACATCTAGTGCTGTTGCCATTTTTAGTTACCTTCTTGTGGACCCTCGCCCTTTGCGTTCCGAGCGGTGCCCATTTTATCAGGAGCGTTTAAAGTTCTATTTTGATCACGTGTTTTATTTCCACTTGCATCAGATGCTGCATCTTGTGCTGCTTTAGGATTAATAACTAGCACTGCATCACCGCCTTCAAGTGGAGCCATTCCACGACGTGCACGAACTTCGTTAGGAGTAATAACTTGATCCTTTAGATATCTGTCATCAATACGAGATTGAGTTTCTTCATCTGTAAGTGCAAGTTCATTAAATCTTAAAACAAACGCATCAGTAAATTCTCTGATAATCAAGTTTATTTTAAATTCTAGCTCTTCTTGACGTGGACGGCATACTTGCTCTTTAAATGTTTTATCAGCATCTTTAGCATTTGCCAATGACACATTCGCAGGCATACCTAATTTAGAAACTGGAACACGATGAGAAAGAAGAATACGATCTCTGTTTTCTACTGCATAGTTTCTGAATGAAGAATCTTGTATCCCCGCCTCAATTGGTTCCATGTTAAATTCAACACGACCTTGTTCACCATCTGATGGAAGCGGGATATAAAGAGTTCTGTGGTTTCTACCCTTTAGTCCAGTCTGGAAAAACTCTAGTAACTTACGTTCTGAATCAGCAGTAAGTTTTGCACCTTTTACTGTAATGATATAGCGTGGGACAGCTTTGTTTTCAAAGTAATCCAAGTTGAAGCGTTGAGCAAATTCATCACCTGCAACTGCATTTTTTGCTGACAAAACGTCTGGTACACCATAGTAGGTATTTGACGGAGTAAACACTTTAAAGTGAATAACTTCGTTTGGCTGGGGATCAGTACCTATCTGATCTGGGGTCTCGGTATCACCGAAGTTTCTAAAGAATGTGTAGCGGTTATAAACAACCTGAACAAAACCATCACGGTGACGACGGATTCTCATGGTTGTTGTAGGAATATGCCCAATGTAGCCAATCTTGCCATTTGTTGTACGACCAACTTCAAGGTAAGCATTTCCAGTTGACTCTAAATCAATAAAAACCTTTTTCATTGTTTCTGTAAATGAATCATCAGAGTTCATTGATTCCAGATAAGAACGAAGCTCTTCTTTGTAACCCTCAAGCTTTGAACGCAACTTGTCAAGCTTCTTTGGATTATCCATGACTTCTTCAATTTTTGCAGTTGTTGCCCAGGTATTATCAAATTTATATCCTAGTCCTACAACGTTTGCTGCCTTAGCATTTACTGCAGAGTGATGATATGGAGAAATATCATATAGTTGAGCCAAGTACAAAATGTTATATGGAGGCTGAACAATTTGAAATAAAGAATATCCTGTTAGATCAAGTGGATCAAGTTTCTTTGACTTTGCATCACCAACACCAGTAAATGACTTTTGAATTCTATTTACTTGACGACGAAAATTAGGACTTAAACCTTCTGCTTTTTTAATTTCATCCCATGGTGCATTAAATGGATCACCAAAATCATGTTCTACTGTATGTGATGGAGCATCAAGCTTTACTGTGATTCCGCCCTCATCTTCATCCATGCTATCGTCAATAGTTAAATTAGCCAAGATTCATTTCCCTCATTTCTTTAACATAATCCATCATTGCTGGTAGGTCATGCTCATCTGGCACAAGCCCCATTTCCAGTCTTTGTCTTTGTTCTGCCAGCTCTTCATCTGTTACTGGTCTGTGTCCTGCCATAAACATTGGCTTGCCCTCTTCTAAACCATAGTGCTTTGCGGCATCCTTGAGCTTTTTGATCTGACGAATATCGCCTTTTACGGCGGGGATGCTTAAATAAGCCCCCTCTTCATCCATAACAATCTTGCCATCAGGCATTTGCCAGATATAAAGTCCCCAATTGACCTCATCAATTGGCGTTATTTGCATAGGTTTAGTAGGTTTCATATATGAATAATACCACTATATAGCGCTAAAGCACAAAAAATGAACATCTACCTGCCATTTTTATGATATATGATTATGAGCAATGACAGGAACCCCGCCATTTATACTTGTTATTGTACTGCCAAAGTACTCGGATATAGTTCCGATGGTGGAACCATCATTCACAATAGAGTTTTCAGTAGCCAAATAAGATAAATACCTGTTCTGTGCATCCGCCTGTGTAAGCTGATTTGGATAAAAAGTAATATACCCATAACTTGCCTGAGATGGAGTAATACCTGGATATACTGCAGGATCAGCATTATTTATTATTAAATTAGATGTGTGTTGACCACCGTATACAACTACAAAATGGTATGTCTCACCTACGGTTATTGGTAAAACAGCTCCCGCATACTGTATTCCATTTACAAAAAGCATAGATATTGTTTCATTTACCCATAAAGTTCCGTCTGGGTTTATGCTTAGATTAGAGCTACCATCCCCATCTATATAAGTTATAGCATTTCCTACGCCATCATATCTAAACCAAAACTCTACAGTTGAGTATGGGGTATTATTTACTGAATTAATAACAGCGTATCCTGGAACTCCCGCCACTGATGTCTGATTAGAAAAATATAAACCTAAATTGCTACCCTTAGACAATATATTTAAATTATTTTTATTAACGGTATAAGTTTGGTTTGTGGCGGGAGATAAAACAAAACCACCTGAATCTGCAGCAATATCTAATGACTTATATAAAGTAACTGTCAGATTATCAATTCTTGGTTTTGTACCCGCATCTGTAGAAACAGATTGTAGTCTAACGTGAATTAAAAAATTAGTTGAAGCATTTCCTGTTATTGGATTATTATTTAAATAGTTTAAGAAGTCTGGTATAACCTGGTTACTATATATTTCTTGAAAATCATTTCCTCCGTCCCAGGATATTGAAACTGAAGCATACTGATCATTGCCTATTCCATAGGGGCTTGATGCAGAATCCCACGATATGCTGGCCCCTACTATCTCGGAAACCTGACTTATTGGGACATTGTAGTACCAATCTCCCGAAACTCTATTGGTAACCATTGGTATAGTTATTCCATTTTTGTCTGGGATAATATTATTATATATACCTTGATTATAATCAGAAGCAACAGAAAACTTTTTTTGATAGTGAATCATTGCTGGTTTCTCTATGATATCAATGTGAGAAGCATTTGTTTGTTGTGAAAAGTACTCTGGATTTGAGTCAATACTGCCCGCTGTTATGTGAGATAAAATTTGGTTATAAGACAAATTTTTAGAATAAAAAGAAAGATCATTAATAACAAAAAACTTTGTTGGTGATGCAGGGCCTATTGTATAATTTACATATGTATCAGAAACTGTAGGAAATTGAAATGTATCAGGCAAACTTACTGTTTCATCTGATACACCATTAACAGAAATTTTTATTGATCTTTCAGAATACGTTAACAATATATGCATTTTTTGATCAAAACTATAAATTCGTTTTTTTGTAATATATTGACTTGACCCGTCATATACTATAAAGTATATGTAATCTTTTTCTATATCAACACGAGATAGAATTTCTTTACTGCTTTGATTTATAACTGAAAATAAATTAACATTAGTTGAGGGAAATTGTGGGAATTGAACCCAAAATTCTATATTAAAAATGCCTTCTTCATATCCTTTATTAAAAAAATTATATATATCAAATATACTTATAACTGAAGAATCTGTAATTTTACACCCATTGTAATTTGTATCACTAAAAAGTCTAGCATTTAAAGTTGTTACATTCTGAAATAATGGTAGCTGGGTTCCAAACGCAAGAGCCGCATGGTTATTGTTTACAGATACATCTTGAAAAGTAAATGAACCT